CCACCACGGGAACGCGGGAGAATCCAAATAACTTCGCAATGTCGCCAACAGCACCAACTGCTAACGCAGTGGCCTTGGCATACGGGCCAATAATTGGCGTGTCATGTAACTTACCGGCAGCCCGGGCAATGATTGACGCTGGTCTCGAAATGATACCATCGCCATATTCATCGCGCTTCGTATTCCTACCACCACTCCTAGGTACCTTCCGGCCCTTAGCACTCTGGAGTGCCAGAGTGGTTGGAACGCACATCTCAACCTCTTCAGCCCACGCAAACATGGAAATAGTCACACTATCCGTGCCACCATTCGCATGAGCCAACACATCAAACGATTCGATGTCAAGACTACCCATGAAGTCAAAATCTTCATCGGGTATCGAAAGCCAATTCTTGAACCAAAAGAACGGAAGCTCCAAGTCTCCGCCCTGGCTATGAGTAGGGTCAAGGATCAGCTTGGGACGCTGAGACAAGGTCATTAGTCTTGTAGTGGAAGCGTCCAACGTCGTGACATTAGTGCTATCAAATGCATACAAAGGCTGGTATGAAACCAGCACACGACCATAGTGAAACGCATTTCCGTTGATAACAACCTTAACGCGCAGTTTGCACCGCAACAAATTAAAGTGTTCCAAACGGGCGCGGACACTAGGATCTGCGAAAAACGAAGCCCAAGGGTAGACGGTCGTGCTAATCGAAGAACCGACGGCCCAGGACGTTGACCAGATTCTGATTGGCCTGCTAAGATAATTGGCCAGTTCAGAGTCTGCGGCGTACCCCTGATTGAAGGTGGGGTCTGGTTGTGACTCAATACGATTGAGCCACTCTGCGTCATCATCATGAAAACGCATAGTTTGCACACTTAAGGGCTGTGTGCCGCCCATAGAAGAAGTTGTAGCAAGTCGATATTAAGACTATCACTTGACTCATAGTGACAGAATTTTAAACATGTGTGAGTGCCTAGCTCTCCGCTAAATAACGGTAAACCACGAGGGGCTTGACTACTCATATATAGCTATGTAAATATATAACACGTTAACAAATAAATATATACATCCATTATACACGAGACGCTGTTCAACTTATAGCTCCACCGCAGCCGCGGAGCCGCCCACACTTGCCAGATACGCCTCTTTCAGCGCATCGTACTCTGGCAATGGACGATTAGAAAGGTGGACCGTAAGGCCCGCGCGTACTCCCACGCGCATCAACTCGGCACGTCGAGTCTCAAAAACTTCCTTGCCGTGGAGGAAAAATTCGCGGCAAGCACCGGCCATAGCATCCAATGCTAATTCCTCCTTAGGAATCCCGGAACCGGTTCTATAACAATGAAGCGACTTGGAAATGGAGTCCTCTGTTAGAGGCGCCATGTACTGACTCAATTCAGAACTGAACACAAATTTGCGCTTCAAAAAGTCGGCGTCACAAAGAGAGATGTACGGGACTGACTCGCTAGTCTTATCAGCCATAGTGTACTCCACACCTATTTCACCAAGAATCTGGCTAACTGTTGTGTGGTTAAACTCATCACAACCCTCTTTGACAGAACCAATATTGTCATCACCATACGTCAACAAAGAAACACGCGTGTGAAATGGGGGTGCATCAGAACCATAAATGCGATAATACACATACCGCATATAAATAGAGTTATCTAAGCTATTAATTTGCGTGGTGGCGTTAAATCCGCTAGGGATAATACCACAAACACGCGCCAAAACACCGTCCATTTCAAAAACACAAAAAGCAACATCTGTTGCCAGACCACGCATAATACACAACTGGTCAGCGGAGTAACCAGCCCACTGTGCAATATCGATTAAAATACACATAGTGCGATACGTCATATCAGCACTCTGGCCGTCATCAAACGCCTTGTAATCGCCAGCAAAAACTCGATCTTTCCCATACTTAGCAACATGGTTCGTGAGGGCGGTCCATTCCGGGCCATATGCGTTGATACCAACAGCACACTCAAAGATGTACATATTTTCCATCATAAATTTCAAAATGGACAAATAATACATACGGAAAAGCACGTTGTAAGCAAGTGGGGCCCCCATGAACACACGAACCTTGGTCTTGGTGGTCTTGGTTGCCTCGTCTTTCATATTGGCACGGAAGACCGGGTAACAACGCTCACCACGACGGTAAGAATCACACATACGCTCCATCTCAAAAGCAACAGCAGGAGAAACATCCCACGGTTCAGTGATACCCTCAACTTCGTGGTCAAGTCGCACCAAGTAGTCACCTTTTGGAGCATTCAAAGGAAAACCCGCAGAAGTAGACTTATTCATAGCATCAACAGCAAACACTCCGTCAGCACCACTGACTGCAGTGATACGAGAGTACGGATGGATACTATCCTTGGCCTCGTTCTTCGTCTTCAGAAATGCGAAAATCCGCGAACGCAGATCATCGTATGCCATGAAAAGACATTCCTTCCTAACAAAAAGAGCCTGCACGGCCATAGAAGACCATTTAGTGTGCCAAACCTTGCGAGCATCACGCATGCCTACAGGGGGACCATGTAACTTGGGAAGGTCCATCTCAAGTGCAACGGCAGAAGACAGCATTGAAGTGCCAATCTCGCTGCGGATCGTGCGACGCGGCATTTGGTGGCGACCAAAAATCTCAACAGAGGATTGGTCCTGCAAATACTGGGTGGCACACATGCCATGTGGCTCCTCCAATGGACCATACTCGCAACCGTACGCTTGCAGCTCCATTGTTCCACTCGAAAGTGTGGGTCGGATCATGCGATCCTTCAAAAACTCGCGCTCGGCAGCTTCCCACCTTTGCAACGTGAGACAGCAAGCAGCACCCTCGTCATCTTTACCAGCAAAATGAAAACCGGCAAGGAAGGTGGCACCAGCAGAGACAAAAAGTGGGGAACCACACATGCCGAGTTCAGTTCCTCCGCTAACTTCATAACGGAGAGCACGAGTGCGACCCAACTTGCCAACCTCAACTAGCTCAAAACGAACTTGTGTTGCAGAACGCACATGAACTACACCATCGGACTGCCTATAAAGGAGGTGCCCGATCCAACGACCAGTACTGTATGGCATTTTGAAGGTCTCAGGAGGAAAATACGCGGAAACGTCAGCCTGATCACCAAAACTTGGAATGTACAACACTCGCAAATCGGTGTCAGCAATATGGTACGTTTCGCGTACATGGACTACAGCCTTCTTAGTCACACATGCATGTTTCTGAGGGTTACCAAAGTAGCCCTCAAGAATCATCTCATCACCACGCCAGCAGTGATCATTGATGATCCACAAGTTGGTCTTAATTGGGAAGATGCAAGTCGTCATTTCTTCACCATCAGCTGTACACACAACACGCACAGGTTTGTACTGAAAACGCA